CTCCTGGTACTCTTGATTATACTGGAGAGAAAGATTGGTTTGACAGTCAATGGTTCACATTAAAAGATGGAGAGAAAGTTTACTGGAATAACTTAGCTGAAAGACCAGGAACTTCTAATTATGCAAAAGAGAGAAACTCTAAGAATGACGAAGTTCATGTAGTTGTCTATGATGACTCAGGTAAGATTACTGGTAATGCAGGTACTCTTCTCGACAAGTTTACTACTACCTCTAAAGCAAAAGATGCAATCTACTCAGTAGGTAATGCACAATACTATAGAAAGGTTATTGAAATAGGTAGTCCAAATATATTTGCTGGTGGTGCTCCATCTGGAGTTGTCACTACTGATCTTGATGCAGATTTCAATCCTGTATCTGATGTAGCATGGGATCAGGATACTGAAAATATTTCCTTTGCTGCGATTGGAAATTATGTAGCATCACTCTCAGGTGGTACAGATTACGGTGGAAAAGCAACCATCGATTCAACTGATGCACTAAAAGTAACAGTTGGAGATCTTTCAGAAGGATATGATCTTTTAGCAAACAAAGATGCTTACCCACTAGATTTCCTTATTATGGGATCTGGTGCTCATGGTAAAGAAGAAACTCAAGCACTTGCTAATAAGTTAATTGCTGTTGCTGAAATTAGAAAAGACTGTGTAGCATGTATCTCTCCTCACAGACAAGCATTCTTAGCTTCCTCTGGAGATGGAGAAGATTTGACACTTAAGTCAGATACAATTACATCTGCAATTATTAGTTTCTATTCAGCGATTTCATCATCTTCTTATGCCATATTCGATAGTGGTTACAAGTACATGTATGATCGCTTCAGTAAGCAGTTCCGCTATGTACCTCTAAACGGAGACATTGCAGGTATCTGTGCTAGAAACGATATCAACAACTTCCCTTGGTTCTCACCAGGCGGAACACAAAGAGGATCTATCCTCAATGCTGTTAAGTTAGCATACAATCCAACTCAAGTAGAAAGAGACAAACTTTACTCTTCTAGAGTAAACCCAATCATCTTCTCACCTGGTGCTGGTATCATCTTATTTGGTGATAAAACAGGTCTTGGTAGAGCATCAGCATTCGATAGAATTAATGTTCGTCGTTTGTTTATCTTCCTAGAAAAAGCAATCGCTGCTGCTGCAAAAGATCAACTATTTGAATTCAACGATGAGATTACAAGAATTAACTTCATCAATATCGTTGAACCTTTCTTGAGAGATGTACAGTCTAAGAGAGGTATCACAGACTTCGTTCTAGTTTGTGATGAAACAAATAACACTGCTGCAATCATTGACAGTAACGAATTTGTTGCTGACATTTACATCAAGCCAGCAAGATCTATCAACTTCATCGGTCTTACATTCGTTGCTACACGCACAGGTGTTAGCTTTGAAGAAGTTATTGGTCGAGTTTGATCTAACTTTATTAAAATCCCAGAGGTAAACATTAAATGGCCATTACTAACCAAAACCCACCTAAGACCGCCGATAGGACAATTGACAAATTTAAGTCAAGGTTGTCAGGTGGTATCGCAAGACCTAACCTGTTTGAGGTTGTACTTGCATTCCCAGACGGAGTAGTTGATGCTAGTGTCAACGATCTAGATTCAAAAGCTAGATTCTTAGTTAAGTCTGCTGCACTTCCAGCATCTAACATTGCTCCAATAGTAGTACCTTTCAGAGGTAGACAGTTAAAAATTGCAGGTGACAGAACATTCGATGAATGGCAAATCACTGTAATCAACGATTCAGATTTTGCTATCCGTTCTTCTTTCGAGAGATGGATGAACTCAATGGCAAAAGTTTCAGATACATCTGGTAATACTAACCCAGAAGATTATACTAGAGATGCTTATGTCTATCAGTTAGGTAGATCTGCTGTTACTCCAAACTCACAGGAGTCTGCATCAAATATGCCTATTCTTAGAACATATAAATTCTATAGTGTGTTCCCAACACAGGTATCTCAGTTGGATCTTTCATACGATAACTCTGATGCTGTTGAAGAATTTACAGTTAATCTCCAAGTACAGTGGTGGGAAGCTGCTGGAAATGGTGGAGATGTGGCCTGATAAATAAGAATATAAGTTAGTAAAAAACTAGTAATGGCGAAACTATTTGGTTTCTCAATTGAGGATAAAGACGAAAAGAACGCCAAGGGTATAGTCAGCCCCATTCCACCGACAGGTGAGGCTGGGGTTGATTATTATATTCAGGGTGGTTTTTCTAGTCAGGTTGTAGATCTTGAGGGTATCTACAAAACAGAACATGAACTTATAAGAAAGTATCGTGAGATGGCATTACACCCAGAGGTGGACAATGCTGTAGAAGATGTTGTAAACGAAGCAATAGTATCTGATACCAATGATTCTCCTGTAGAAATAGACCTAGAGAATCTAAATGCAAGTGATGGTATTAAAAATATTATCCGCAAAGAATTTAAACATATTAAAGATCTTCTTGATTTTGACACAAAAAGTCATGAGATTTTTAGAAACTGGTATGTTGACGGAAGATTATATTACAATAAAGTCATAGACATTAAAAAACCAGAAGAGGGTTTACAAGAATTAAGATATATCGATCCTCTTAAGATGCGTTATGTGCGTAAAGAAAAGAAGAAAGATGATAAGAGTAACTTATTCAACATGCAGAATGTGCATGAGAATGACAAAGTATACTTTCCAGAAATAGAAGAGTATTTTCTATACACACCAAAAGCACAATATCCAACTAACATTGGTGTAGCAGGTGCAGGATCAGCATTAAAAGGTATTAAACTTGCAAAAGATTCTGTTGCATATTGTACTGCTGGATTAGTAGATAGAAATAAAGGAACTGGATTATCATACTTACATAAAGCAATCAAAGCACTTAATCAGTTAAGAATGATTGAGGACTCTCTTGTTATATACAGATTATCAAGAGCACCAGAAAGAAGAATATTTTATATTGATGTTGGTAATCTACCTAAAGTAAAGGCAGAACAATATCTCCGTGAAGTTATGATGCGTTACCGTAACAAGTTGGTATATGATTCTAATAGTGGTGAGATAAGAGACGATAAAAGAATGATGAGTATGCTAGAAGATTTCTGGTTACCTCGTAGAGAAGGTGGTAGAGGAACTGAGATTACTACATTACCTGGCGGACAAAACTTAGGTGAACTAGCAGACATCGAATACTTCCAGAAAAAACTTTACAGATCATTAGCGATTCCTGAGTCTAGAATTGCTGGTTCTGGAGATGGATTTAATCTAGGTAGATCATCAGAGATAATGAGAGACGAACTTAAGTTTAGTAAGTTTGTTGGTAGATTGCGTAAGCGTTTTAGTAACTTACTATTAGATCTATTAAGAACTCAACTACTTCTAAAGAATATTGTTACCCCACAAGATTGGGATAGAATGAATGAGCATATACAGTTTGACTTCTTATATGATAATCATTTTGCGGAACTTAAAGATAAGGAATTATTAGAAGGTCGTTTAGGACTTCTAGGAATGATCGAACCTTATGCTGGTCGTTACTATTCTACAGAGTATATTAGAAGACAAGTACTCCGTCAAAGAGATCAAGAGATCGTAGAAATAGATCAACAAATAGAACAAGAGATTGAAAAAGGTGTTTTACCTGATCCTAATCAACAAATGCTAGAGTTTGAACAGCAAGCTGCGATGGGTATGGAACCTGGTGCTGAAGGTGGTGCGGAACAAGGTTTCGGTCCTGGCATGCCAGGTACACCAGAGCAACCACCTGGAATGCAAACACCTGCAAAATTACCTAAATCTGGAGAAGGAGAAATATAATACTAATAAATAAGTTTATAACTCTAATGTTTTATTATGGAAGAACTAGTCAATATGATTGCTTCGGGCAATTCCGCAGCAGATATTAGCGACCAGATCAAAGACCTTTTATATGCAAAAGCCGCTGGTAAAGTGGACGATACTCGTCCTGCTGCAGCAGCTAGTCTTTTCGGAAGCGTTGAAAGTGAAGAGTCCCCTGAAGTAGCAACAGCAGAAGAGGA